ATCTTGCAGATGAACAGACAGGCATCCCTAGTTATTCTCATGGACAGACAGGTGTTCAAAGCATGACCCGAACAGCTTCTGGTATGTCCATGTTGTTGGGCGCAGCGTCATTAAATATTAAAACAGTAATTAAAAACATTGATGACTTTTTGCTAAGACCTTTGGGCGAAGCATACTATCAGTGGAACATGCAGTTCTTTGAAGGCGAGCTGGACATTCAGGGCGACCTAGAAGTTCATGCAATGGGAACAAACAGCTTGATGCAAAAAGAAGTACGGAGTCAAAGACTCACCATGTTCTTGCAGACAGCACAGAATCCTGCTATTGCACCGTTTGTTAAAATCTCTAAGATTGTTAGTGAGTTGGCTTACAGCCTTGACCTTGACCCCGATGAGATTTTAAATGACCCTGAAGAAGCAGCAATCATGGCACAAATCATAGGAGCACAAAATGTTGGACAAGGAAATGGCGAGTCGCTTGGGGCCGCTGGTCAACAACCCGGAGCTATGGGAGGCCCTCAAGGAGCACCTCAACAACCTCAAGAACTTGGAGCTACAGGGACTGGCGGTGGCAACATCGGAACTGGAATTGTACCGCAAGCAGGGGAAAGTGAATTCACTGGTTAATTTAATGCGTTTAAAAGAACAGGCTTATGAAGCCGCAAAACGAGTAGAGGAATAAAAATGAAAGTACCTAAATTAAAATATGCAGTAGGCTCAGTAGCTCAAGCAGCGGCAGAGGGTGCTGATTCATTGTTGTCCGAAGCTCGTAAAGATGTAGTAGCTCAAAGAGGCCCAGAGCCAGCAATGCCCCCAGAAGTTGAAGAGATGGCAGAAGCCGTGTCTAAAGTAAAAGGCAGCGCAGAAACACAAGAGCCTGTAGCAAAAGAAAATAATCTTAAAGAAACTACAAAGCTTATAAACTCTTTTGAGTTTCAGGGCGGCAATAAAAAGATGGATAAAAACTTCATCATGGAATCTTTGAATGAAGTTTCTGATTCTCCTATTGTTGAGTCTAAGCAATCTATTGCTGAGTTTATTACTGACCTACACCGTGTACAACTTGAAGAAGAATCTAAGCCGCTTTTGTCGCCTAAAGATTTTAAAAAGCTAACTAGCTTTGCAAGTGTTGAAGAGCGCATGGAAAAGAAAGAAGGTGGAGAAGTTTCTGACGTAGATAAGTACATTGGCCTTTATGGTCAAATGGAACAGTCTATGAGTAAAGCTAAAACCCCTGAAGACAAAGAAAAAATCTATTCACGTTGGTCAGAAGTAGAGAGTTCATTTGACGATAATACTATTAGTGCGGCTCTACAGAAGATGGATTCTGAAGGTGAAGGACGAGAAGGAAAGTTCTTCGGCGGCTTAATTGACAAAGTTATAGACAAAATGGGAATATCTAAAGGCACAACTACTGAGCCTGTAGGTCAAGAAGCTGAAGCAACTATTAGCAACCTTGAAGGCCCTGACCCTATTGAACAAAGCAACAATGCTCCTATTGCTAACTTTGCTGAGGGCGGTTCTTTAATGGCTCCTGATATGCCTGTAGACACTTACGACAACATTCCAGTTGAAGAGATGGACGCTGTAAAAGCTACTCAACTGCCAGATGAAGAAATGGAAGACGAATATGCAGGCTTTGTATTAGGAGAAGCTTTGTCTCCAGAAGACCAAGAATATTTATTAGGCGCTCTAGAAAGCGATGAGCGACTAGGCAACATCTTTGATAGCATCATGGATATTGCAGGAGAATTTGCAGGTGAAGGAGCCGTTGAAGGCCCCGGCACAGGCACATCAGATTCGATACCCGCAAGGTTGTCGGATGGTGAATTTGTTTTCACCAAAAAAGCAACTGACCAAATAGGCACTTCACAGCTTCAAACTATGATGGACGATGCTGAACGTGCTTATGATGGCGGTTTAATGAAAAAGTATGCGGGCGGAAGCATTCTATCCGGCCTTGAGAAAGTAGAAGACCCTGATGAGGGTGTTCATATTCAAATGCTCAAAGCCAATGCAATGCCTAGTGTACGATAACGATAAAGCTACCCGCTTACTAGCGGCCCTTTATCACCCTAACTTAACCTAGAGGCCACCTTGTAGTATCAAGCCCTATTCCGCAGTCGCGAGCAGAATAGCTACCTTGAAAAGACGACAAGCCCCCAAGGAGCGTGACATGACTAACTTACAAGAAATTGAAGAAGAAGAAACAGCAAACCCTTACAACATGAACAAAGATTGGCATGGTGATGAAGACCAGCCTTTTGAAAGTGCTGATAGTGTTTACTACGAAAAGAAAGCAAAGAAGGCCACCCGTAAGGCCCCTTCTGAAGAAGAATCTGCTACAGATTATAAGAAACGATACGATGATTTAAAAAAGCATTACGATACTAAGATTAACGAGTTTAAACAGAAAGAACAAGAACTTCAAGCCGAAGCTCGAATGACACAGCATGTTGAACAGGCCGTTCGTCACGAGGATAACTCTGAAGAAGTTCAAGACGAGTATGTAGAAGCTGCACCTGTAGAACAGCCTGATACTAGGCTATCAAGTCTTGATGAACGTGAAGCAAGGATTACGAGAAAAGAAGCTGAACTTACCCTAAGCTCTGCTCATCCTGATTTCGCAAACATTCGGCAAAGCGATGATTTCCATTCGTGGGCAAAAGCGCAGCCAGATGTAATTCAAGATTGGGTGTATAAAAATCCTGATAACGTAAGCTTAGCAATCAAAGCTATCGACCTCTATAAACTGGAGTCTGGTTTAAGCTCTCAACCTTCTTCCGGTAAGAAAGTACAGTCGCAATCTAAGTCCACTTCGGCAGCAGATATGGTTTCAACTAAAACAAAAACTGTAAATGCTAACGAACCTAGAGTGTGGACACAACGGGAAATTGCTAAACTGTCTATGGATGAGTACGATAAATTTGAAAAAGAAATCGACGCAGCCATAATTGAAGGCAGGGTAGTAGCTTAATAACTATTGTCTTAAATAAGAAGGAATATAATCATGGCTTTTAATCAATCAGACCAGTTTTTTGCAGACGGCAGCGACAGTAACTTTGGCACTAGCAGCAACTTTATGCCTGCTATTTACTCGAAGAAGGTTCTTAACTTCTTCCGTAAAGCTTCGGTTGCTGAAGCAATCACCAACACTGATTATGCAGGCGAGATTTCTGCATTCGGTGACTCTGTAAAAATCATCAAAGAACCCGTAATTACTGTATCTCAGTATGAGCGTGGAGCTGACGCAACTCAAACAGCATTGACCGACACCGAAGTTACTCTGGTTGTTGACATTGCTAACGCCTTTAAGTTCATCGTAGACGACATCGAAACTTCTATGTCTCACGTAAACTTTAAAGAAGTTGCTGCTTCATCTGCTGCTTACGCTTTGCGTGACGCATTTGATGCTGGTGTTCTAGCTACTATGGAAGCCGGTTTGACTGCTTCTGCTCCAGACCATATCATCGGTGGCGATACTACTGCTTCTGCTGCTGACGGTGTTCTGAGTGGAACTGACGCTATCGGTCTGCACAACGGCACTGACCCTCTTGATGTACTGGCTCGTATGGCTCGTCTGCTTGACGACCAAAACGTTCCAGAAGAAGGTCGTTGGGTTGTAGCTCCTCCAGTATTCTACGAAGAGCTGTCTCAGTCTGACTCCAAGCTCTTGTCAGTAGATTACAACGGCGGCCAAGGCTCTATCCGTAACGGTCTTGTAAGCTCTGGTAAGCTTCGTGGCTTTAGCATGTACAAGTCTAACAACATGACTGGTCTTACTGCTAATGCTGACGGCCTTATCCTCGGCGGACATATCTCTGCGGTATGTACTGCACAAACTATTACCAGCACAGAAGTCATCCGTGACCCTGCCAGCTTCGGTGATATTTGTCGTGGTCTGCACGTATACGGCGCTAAGGTTCTGCGACCTGAAGCACTTGTTGGATGTTACTTCAACAACGCTGCATAAGCTGTAACTTAATAAGTGAGGGGGCTGTAAAAGGCCCCCAATCTTTAACAAATTCAAAGGCACAATAAATATGTCAACATCCTACTTAAATTTAACTAATGAACTTTTACGAGAGTTAAACGAAGTTACTTTAACATCGGGTTCTTTTGCAACAGCGGTAGGGGTTCAGCAGCACGTAAAAGATTCTATAAATCGTGCATATTTTGACATTATAACTGAAGAACCTCAGTGGCCTTTTTTATCTGCTGGCGAAAGCGGTGATGTTGACCCAATGTACGGAAACGTATATGTCGATACCATTCAAGGCCAGCGATTTTATGAACTAAAACCAGCTAGTGATTCTATAACTTCAGATTATGGTTCAGTGGACTGGGATAATTTTTATATTACAACAGTAGGCGTAAGCGGGGAAACAGCCCCATACACAAGTAAGAACCTTAAGTTTATGACTACTGAAGAATGGAAAGTCTTTAGACGAGTTTCAGAAAATTTAGATGATGCAGACGCTCAAACATTTGGCGTTCCTAATAGCGTTATTAGAAGTCCTGATAGTCGTAAGTTTGGACTAAGTCCTATTCCTAATAAAGCATATCGGGTTTGGTTCTATGCTTGGGAATTGCCTACAAAGCTTACTCTTTATAGTGATACAGTTATTTTTCCAGAAATGTATACTTCAGTATTATTAGCTAAAGCACGATATTATATTTGGCAGTTCAAAGACAACCCACAAGCCGCTGCATTTGCGCTTGATGATTATAAAAAAGGTTTACGCAGCATGCGTTCAAATCTTATTGAGCCTGCGCCAACTTACATTAAAGACGACAGAATGAGATTCGTATAATATGGCAGCTTCCCAACCTTTTGGTATTTCGTGCAAAGGAGGTTTAAACACTAACCTCAATCAGCTTGAAATGCTACGCCAGCCCGGACTAGCTACAAAGCTTTTAAACTTTGAAGTAGACCCCGATGGTGGTTATCGTCGTGTAAACGGCTATACAGCTTTTGGCACTACCCGCCCTAATGGCGGTAATAAAATTTTAGGAATACAGGTTTATGCAGATGGCCTTATCGTATGTTCAGGCGATGGCATTTTCTTCAGTGTCGATGGAGATAGTTGGCTTCAAATTAATAGAGCACTTGTAGCAAATGCAGGAGATGACTATACAACTTTTATTGGCAGGGGACTTGATGCTAGAACAGGTCAAAAACAAACAACCTTTGCATTGTACGAAGGTAACACAGACTATGGACAGATAGTTATTTGTGATGGAGTTAATAGACCTTTTTACTTTCAAATGCAAGGCACTGGCATTTTAACAACTCGTACTTTTTTTGCAGAAGAAATAGTAGTAGATGGAACAATTGCTCCTTCTGTATGTGCTGTACATGACCACCACTTAGTAGTTGCTGGAGCAGACGAAGCTAAAGATACTATTTATTATAGTCATAACTTTGAGCCTGAAAACTTTACAGGCGCAGGAGCTGGAAGCATTCAACTTTCTGACCAAGTCATTGGACTTAAAAGCTTTCGAGATGATTTGATTATTTTCTGCCGCAACAGCCTACATAAGCTTATTAACATAAACGATTCTCAAACTGTTGCAGTTGTTCCTATTACACAAAACGTAGGCTGTTTAAGTTCTCATAGTATTCAGGAAATTGGCGGTGACTTGACGTTTTTAAGTCCTGACGGTATTCGTTCTGTTGCGGGCACAACCCGTATTGGTGACGTTGAGTTAGGTTCAGTAAGCCGTCAGATACAATCAATTGTTGCTAATATTGCAACATCTATAAATACTTTTACAATTTCAAGTGCAGTGCTGCGAAGCAAGTCACAGTATAGATTATTTTATACAATAGATGGCGAAGCTGCAAGAGTTTCTAAAGGCATAATTGGAACTTTAACACCTAATGGTTTTGAATGGTCTGAGACTCAAGGCATTCAAGCTACAAGCTTTACATCCGGCTTTAATAAAAACGGTATTGAAAAAGAGTATCACGGCGATTTAAACGGCTATATTTATAATCATAACGTAGGTAACAGTTTTTATTCTAATGGTCTTCCGTTTAACGTTGATGCACAGTATGCTACACCTAACTATGATTTTGGTGATGTAGGAACTCGAAAGACTTTACACTACGCTAAAATCTCTATTACTCCAGAGGGTGAAGTACAGCCAACACTTAGAGTCCGTTACGATTACGAAGATACAGACATACCACAACCGCCCGATTATATTTTAGATTCTGTTCCTCTTCCTGCTATTTTTGGAAGTGCAGTATTTGGAACAGCTATTTTTGGAGCAAGTAATGACCCCATGCTTCAACAAGCTATTCAGGGCAGCGGCCATTCTTGTAGTTTTAGAATTAGCAGCTTAGATACAAATGCACCTTATGCAATTAATGGCATATACATAAATTACGTCCCAGCAGGCAGGAGATAACCCAGATGGCAGGAACAAGTTATACAAGACAAAGCAGCCTCGTAGACGGCGACACTATTACAGCATCGTTGTTTAATGATGAATATAACCAACTCGTAAATGCTTTTGCGTATTCTCCGGTTGGAACTACAGGACACCAACATGACGGTTCTGCGGGTGAGGGCGGCAACATTGAAATCATCGGCGACCAAGATTTTAAAAACAAAATTGTAGTTGATAGCATCAACAACCGTTGGAGCATCTTTGTAGAAGTGGGCGGCACAGCCGTTGAACAAGTACGCATTGAAGACGGCGTGGTGTATCCTGTGACCGACAGTGACGTAGACCTTGGTACAGATGCAGCACGTTTCAAAGCTGCGTACATTGATAGCATCACAGC